CGCGCTGTGGAGCCGTCGGAAAGCTGGACGTCTGCGCCTGCCGTAATGGCCGCATTGCACGCCGAGGACAGTTCAGATACCGTGAAGAACGTCACGATTGCCTGGGCCGCACTGCTCACGAAGGTGGTAATATTGGTCCCCAGGTCAATCCAGAACTGTTTGAACGGCTCGCAGGTGTTCCACAGGTAAATAAAGCCAGCGGTCAGTGCTGCGATTGCTCCGATGATAAGCGTTACGGGCCCGCCGAGAACAGCGATCACTCCGGACAGTGCTGCGCCTGCGCTGGTGGCGCTGGTAACTGCAGTGACAATACCCGTAATGGCAGACGCCACGGGAGCCAGCAGCGTAGCAATTCCGGTCAGGGTCTTGAAGACACTCATGCCGGCGGCGATGGATGCAAGCGCAGATACAATCTGCGGTGCATTGCCCTGTACAAAAGTGTTGATGCTGTCAAACATTCCCTGCAGCATAGGTGCCACAGATTCTGCGGCAGGTCCGAGCGAATTGAATGCATCGGAAAGCTGTCCAGCGGCGACGTCGGCCAGTGTGAGCACACTTTCCAGCAGCGGCATCGCACTGGAGAACACCTGTGAAATCGGCCCGACCAAATTGCCCATGGATTGCCAGATGCTCCCCAGCTTGCTGCTGATGGAATTCCACAACCCGCTCAAATCAGGGGAAATACTGCCAAGCGCCTGCCCAATGGCTGTGCTGATTTGCGGCCCGGCGCTGGTGATGAATGTGCTGATGGCCGACGGCAGACCCTTCAAGATGTTTCCGACCGCCGGCAGCAGATTTCCAAACAGGAACGTCGTCACCGTGTCGGCAAGACCATTCAGTGCGGGCTGAATATCCTGCCCCAGGGTTAGCCCTGCAAGGACGTTGGAAAACGATGCCTTTACAGATGCCATGGACCCGGAAATGGTGGTTGCGGCTTCTTTGGCGGTAGTTCCTGTGATGCCAAGGTCATCCTGAATCACACCGATTGCAGAAATGATCTTATCAAACGGCACATCCTTTACCGTTTCGGCAGTCACCTCGACGGCATCACCCAGCACACCGCTGTCGTTGATTAGCCGGGCCATTTCCTCCTGAGTGCCGCCGTAGCCCAGCTTCAGGTTATCCAGCATCGTGTAGTTGTCTTTGGCGAATCCCTGGTACGCCATCTGAATGGAACCGATATCAGTGCCCATTTTGTTGGCATTGTCGGACATCTGCACAATGGCCTGATTCGCGTACTTGGCCGCTGCGGCAGTATCGCCATCCAGGCCTTGCAGCAGTGTAGCCGAGAAACTGGTCACCTGCTCCATGTAATCGTTGGCAGAAACGCCCGCCGTTTTGTAGGCATCGGCTGCATACTTTTTGATGGTATCCGCACTGTCCTTGAACAGCGTCTCCACACCACCGATGGATTGTTCCAGTGCCGCGCCTTCCGTCAACGCTTTGGAAAAGGCCGCGCCAATACCAGCGGCAGCAATTACGGCCTTGAGCTTTCCCACAAGGCTGCTGCCCATACTTTGGCCTGCGGATTCACCGGCCTGTGCCGGGGCGTCGCCCAAAGCCTCCTTGATTTTCCCGGTGATGCCCTTGGAGCTTGGGATGATCTGCACATACGCCTTGCCAAGTTCTGTGCCTTCTGCCATTCTCTCACTTCCCTTCGTCTGCGGCCCGTATGGCTGCCCAGAATTCTTCCTCGCTGTCGAATGCCTGTACCTCGCTGCGTGCTTCTTCTCCGCTGAGCATTGCTGCGATGCTCTTGGGCCGCCGCCGGTTTTTCTGTCCGTCCTTTGTCTGCATCCATATCAGCAGGCTCAAACGGTCCACCATGGCTGCCTGCATCAAAAGCTGCGTGGTGGTTTTAATTCCCGCCATCTTCATGCGGATGCGCGATGTTTCCGGCAGGCCAGCCGCCAGAGTGGCGGCCAGCCGCACCGGAAGTTTACGCCAGTCCAGCACATGATAAGTTTCTGCAAAATCGCAGATCAGCGCACCCTCATCGGCGCGAACCATCGCAGCGAGGATCAGGAGTTTTTTGCGGCGGTCCCGTCGTTGGAGAGAATGTCGGAAAAGGCCTCCATTACATCCTTGATAGGGACATGTCCCTTATCGTTTCGTAAGTGGTCATACAGCTTTTTACGCTGTTCCTCTCCCAACAGCGAACGCAGGGCCTTGCTTACTTTCAGCGGGTTTCCGTCTTCGGCATCGGCCAGAGCGTCCAGAAATTCGGCGTCTACAGCATCCTCGTCGATGGAATACGCAAAACCGCTTTTGGTTCTTCCTTCAATCATCGGGAATCCTCCTGTCAGGCCTTTTCCTTGGCCTTGATGTATTCATAATGAGTGTTGCCGTCCGGATCCGGCGTGGCAGTAATGGTAGTTTCATATCCCACCGCGTCCTCATCGGAATAGGTGATGTCGCCCACTTCGGTTACCGCAGCAGACGGAATCACAATACGTTTGTGGGCGCCATCGCGCATGACCTGCTCAATGACCCATGCAGCAGACTGTTGCTCGTCGCTGTTCGCCTTCACCGTAATACCGGAATCCAACGTGCCGGTCACGTTATCATCCCCGTATACGGCTTTCAGTACATCGGGGTTCAGCGCTTCGATCAGCACAAAGGTGAAGGTATCTTCCTTCGCCGTCTGGAAGGTAAGAACCGTATCACCGCCCCATGCTTTCAGGCTGTCACTTTCGGGGCTGTTCGCATTGGTCAGACCATCCTCGCCGCAATAGCCAAGGCATACAAAGGCCTCGTCCAGTTCGGAGGCGGCATCGGTAGGCAGTGCAGAACCCAACGGCGCGCGGAAAATGGCGCCGCCCTTTTTGGGCTTACCGGTGGTAACATTGGATGCGTTTGCCATGTATCTCATCCTTTCTCAATAAAAAACCAGGTCGAAAACGGCCTGGTAACGGTAGTGTTTTGTTGTTGTGTCTGTGAAATTGTAGTCGCTGTTCAGGCGGCAGGCGCTGACGTCGTCAAAAACAGCCAGTTCGTCCATGGCGGTCTTGACCCTTTCATTTAGTTCGGCGGCATCCAAAAGGCTGCCTGCCCAGCTCTGCACCGCCATCGTCGCCCGGTTAACTCGGTTGGCCCGGCTGCTGCCGGTTTTTTCAACCAGCACAAAAGTGTCAGGGGGATTTTCCGGGAGCTCCATATATACAGGCACGAACAGCGCGGTGTGCAGATAATCCAGTACAATTTTCTCTATCATTTCAGCGCCTTCAAAATTGTGTTGTTTTTCAGGTTGTCACGCTTTGCCTCAATGGTGGCAGCACTCACGCGGGCCACCGCGCGGGTCGGCATGACGTAACTTCCCGATGCGTACCCATCGCCACATGCCTGCGCGGCTGCGTCCGCCTTTGCTTTTAGCATGGAACTCATCTCATCCGAACGTAGCAGCTCGCGGACTCCGGAACGATTCAGCTCGAATTTATACTTAGCCATACCGTTCCACCTTCACTTTCTTGTTCCAGGCAAGGGGGATCAGGTCCTCGATGCCCTGGGTCACGCCGCCGTAGGTGCGGAATTTCTGGCCGAAGAACTCCACCGTCACATTTTCCCAGTTGTGCGTGTCCCCCTTGGGGATGCCCAGCGTGTAGGCGATGTGCTTGCCATAGAGCTGCAGGTCGTTGACGATGTCCTCGGTGGTGGGTTCACCAACCAGCACACCGGGCACGTCCACGGATGTCTCGGTATAGATGGGCGCGTTGAATCCATCGGTGCCGGTCTGTGTTTTGGTAAAGAGCCGGACGGTAATGCCGTGAATCATTTCGCCACCATCCCTTCCAGCGGGCTGCTGGCACCGATCTTGTCACCGACGCCCAGCAGCTTCTTTTCCAGTTTGGAAAGGTAGAGTTCGCCGACGGAACCGCCGGACATCGTCCAGGTCTGGGAGTAGCCAAGCGCCGAGGCCGACCCCTGGGATGCCCCCATGGGGAAGGTTACAGCGTTTTGGGCTGCACCCGACCCGGCGTCCAGCTGGCGGCGCACCATCCGGCAGGAGACCAGGCGTTTGCGTTCTTCGCTTGCGTCCTGCTTGTAGGCGTCTATAACGATGCCTGCTTCATCCAGCAGTGCTTCGCACAGCGTTTTCTCGCTGTCTTCCAACATACGAAACCCGGCTTCTACGTCCTCTACCGTTGCATAGCGCATACCGTCACCTCATTTCTTTGCGGGGGTACTCCGCTTTGCGGTGGGCTTTGTTTTCGCCGAACGCGAGGTCTTGGTTGCGGGCTTGGCGGATGGTGGCTGTGCCTCGGGCGGCTTGGCAACGGTCTGTTCGGCCTGGTGTTCCGCCGTGGTGTCCCCGGCGGGCGGTTCGGAGGTTTTATCCGTAACACGGGTGTGACCCGCCGCCAGGTATTCCGCCTCCCGGCTATCAGAGACCAACATCCTGGTCCCTGTCAGACTGTTTGTGAACTCAACCATAATCAGCCCCCCGTCTTGGTTTTACCGGTGAGCTTGTTGAACACGGTGGTGTCACAGCGGAATCCTACCT